GAGGGTTACAGAAGTGGCTTAGAGGAAAGCATAGCCATCCAGTTAAAGGCTTCTGGTGTAATCTATACGTATGAAAAGGAAAGGCTCAAGTATATCCCTGTACCTAAACATTACACTCCTGATTTTATTTTAATCGGGAAAAATAAAAAGATTTATATCGAAACCAAGGGTAGATTCTTAGCTAAAGACAGAACTAAACATCTACTCGTTCAATCACAATATCCAGAGTTAGACTTAAGGTTTGTTTTTACTAACCCGAATGCTAAACTTTATAAAGGGAGTAAAACAACTTATGGAGAATGGTGTATCAAATATGGATTTAGCTTTTCCAAAGGAAGCATACCAGAAAGTTGGATCGGAGAGTGTATGCGTGGGTCATGAGCCCTGCCCTGAGTGTGGCTCTAAAGATAATTTAGCGAGGTACAATGATGGACACGCTTTTTGTTTTAGTGTTGATTGTGATCATTATGAGCGTGGCGATGGTAGTGCTCCTGACAATGGTGCAAAATTATCAACACGAGATAGCTTTCTTAAAGGACAGTATCAGGATTTATCAAAGAGAAAAATCTCGTCAGAGACTTGCAGAAAATTTAACTACAGTATCGGAGAGTACCAAGGAGCTAGAGCACATATTGCAAATTTCGTCAAAGAGGGACAAGTTGTTGGACAAAAACTCAGACTTAGGTCCAAGGACTTCCGCACTCTAGGTGACTGCTCTGGTCTCTGGGGGAAACACCTGTGGTCTACTGGTAAAAAAATAGTTATAACAGAAGGAGAACTAGATGCTTTGTCTGTGGCAGAGTCTCAGAATTGCAAATGGCCCGTGGTATCCATACCCAATGGGGTGGGGTCAGCTATTAAAGCTGTGGCTAAAGATTTGGAATGGCTCATGGGGTTCGAGGAAATCATACTCATGTTTGATATGGATAGTCAAGGGCAAACTGCAGCAGGAAAAGTTGCTGAACTCTTACCACCGGGAAGATGCAAAATTGCTACTACTCCCAGGAAAGATGCGAATCTTAGTCTCATCGAGGTTGGGGGTTCATCCATTGTTGATGCTATCTGGAGAGCTAGAGTATTTAGACCAGATGGAATCGTTGCTGGAGAAGATACATGGGATTTAGTAAACTGTCCGATGTCACCATCAGACCACGAGTACCCTTGGAGAGGACTAAATGAAAAAACATTGGGAGCAAGAAGAGGTGAAATCGTCACATTCTGTGCTGGAACTGGAGCTGGCAAATCTACTGCGGTCAAGGAGATTGCAAGTTACTTTCTCTCCAAGGGAGAAACAGTTGGCTACGTTGCTCTTGAAGAGTCTGTCAGACAAGCTGCAATCGACTTCATGAGTATCCATGCTAACAAGATGCTCCACTTGGAGAAAGATTTAGATGAAAAATTTTTTAGAGATACTTGGGAGAGCGTTTTTGCTAGTAATCATCTCTTTCTTTATGATCATTGGGGCAGCTTGGACAGTGACTTACTATCTAACAGGATTAGATACTTGGTCAGGAGTTGCGGTGTCCAGTGGATCGTTCTTGATCATCTTTCTATTATGGTATCGGGTGTTTCTGAAGGTGATGAACGTAGACTCATTGATAACATAATGACACAGATGCGTTGTTTGGTAGAAGAACTTAATATAGGAATGTTCATAGTGTCGCATCTTAAGCGACCACAACAAGGAAAGGGACATGAAGATGGAAGACAAATCTCTCTTGCGGATCTTAGAGGCTCAGGAAGCATTGCTCAACTCAGCGATTTCGTTATTGGACTTGAAAGAAATCAACAGGAAGACGGTGAGACAATTGTTAGAGTACTTAAGGCAAGATATAAGGGCTCATCTACGGGACTTGCAGGTGGACTCTACTATGATACAGGAACAGGAAGATTGAGGGAATGTAAATACACTGAAGGGGTATTTTAAATATGAAAATAATCTTTGATTTAGAAACTGATGGTTTACTTCCAGATGTCTCTAAGATTCATTGTATAGCCATGACAGTAGAGGGAGCTAAGGCTGCTCAAGTCTTTGCAAATGAAGAGGGTTATGACTGTTTAGAAGAAGGCTTAGAGATTATGTCCAGTGCCGAAGGTTTAATAGGACATAATATCATAGGTTATGATTTGCCTGTACTCAAGAAAATATTGGGGTGGGAGCCCGGTAAACATACTAAAATCAGTGATACTCTTGTGTTGTCGCGGTTAGCTTAGAGCCACATGATGACTGCAGATATTAAGAAAAAATATATCCCTACAAAGTTATATGGTTCACATAGCTTAAAGGCTTGGGGTTACAGGCTGGGGATGACAAAAGGAGACTTCAACCATGAAACGACTGATTGGAGTAAGTTCACTGATGAAATGGCAGACTATTGTGCCGTTGATGTAGCTCTTACTTCTATTCTGTTTAATCACTTATGTGAGACTGAATGTTCTGACGAAGCTGTAAAGTTGGAACACGAGTTCGCTCATGTCATCCAAAGACAGGTTGAGAACGGCTTTGCCTTTGATGTAAAGAAAGGACAGGAACTTTATGTTAGCTTACTTAAACGTCAAGAGGAGCTTGGCAAGGGACTACGGGATTCCTATGGCTCTTGGTATGTTTCTGATGGAGAACTTACGCCAAAGAAAAATAACCTTAAACGAGGCTACACGGCTGGTTGCTCTCTTACAAAAATCAAAAAGGTGGAATTTAATCCTAACTCTAGAGACCATGTTGCCCAGCGTCTCAAAGCCGATGGCTGGATTCCTAAAGACTTTACTCCAAATGGTAAACCTAAAATAGACGAGACTGTACTTGGAGGATTACAATTACCACACTGCAAGGAGTTAAAGGAACATTTCTTAATATCTAAACGTATATCACAATTAGCGGAGGGTGATAATGCTTGGTTGAAACTGGAAAAGAGTGGTAGAATATTTGGTAATGTTAATACCAACGGAGCTATAACCGGAAGGTGTACCCATTCTTTTCCCAATGTTTCTCAAGTTCCTGCTATCTACAGTCCTTTCGGAAAAGAGTGTAGAGAATTATTCAAAGCTTCCAATGGCAAGGTGCTGGTTGGTTGTGATGCCGATGGGCTGGAACTGAGAGCCTTGGCAGGATACCTAACAAAGTACGACAGTGGCAAGTATGTTAAGGCAGCGGTTGAAGGTAGCTCCAGGAAAGGGACAGACATTCACTCCCTTAATCAGAAGCTCTTAGGCTTGCAATCGAGAGACACAGCCAAGACATTTTTTTATGCTTTTATTTATGGGGCAGGAAATGAAAAGCTTGGTAAAATATTAGGAACAACCATAACTGGTGGTAAGAATGCCAGGATGAAATTGTTAAACGGTGTTGATGGTTTGTTGAGACTAACTGAAGCCGTCAAACAGGCTTATCGTAGGAGAGGACATCTTATAGGCTTGGATGGAAGACGGCTTTATGTCAGGTCTGAGCACAGTGCTTTGAATACTTTGCTTCAGAGTGCAGGAGCTATACTTATGAAGATGGCTCTCGTTCTTTTAGATGAACGATTACAGTTTTTAGGTTTAGATCCCGGTAATGACTATGAATTTGTAGCTAACATTCATGATGAATTTCAAATAGAATGTAAGGAGAAATATGCTAAAAGATTTATCGGACCACAAGCTGAACGAGCCATCACGAGGGCAGGGGAGTACTACGAATTTGGATGCCCTCTTAGTGGGACGTTTAAAATTGGACGAAATTGGGCTGAAACACATTGACACCTTTGATAAACTGGTAACATTTTGTGAGAATTTTTATAAATTTTTATTAAGTAAAAATCCTTATTCTAGTGATCATGATACTAAGTATCGAGCTTATTCCAGACATTCCAGGATGTACTTATTTGTATTATTAAAAAATTTTAGGTGTGAACAATGTGGAACGGTGAATACACAACGAGCATTAAATTTTCATCACATAAATCCTGAAGAAAAAAGAGACAAGATATCGAGATTGTCTTGGTGTGAACCGTTCTATAAAAGTTTAACAGAAATGTTCAAGTGTAGATATTTATGTGATGAATGTCATTACCAAGAGCATTTAAAGATGGGAGATTACTATGGATACTTTGAGACTATTGATAGATGGAGACATACTTACATACAAAACCTGTTGGGCAGTACAGACTGAAGTTGGGTGGGATGATGGCATTCTGACTACTGCTACTAATTTAAGTGAGTTGAAAGCTCAGGCTAACAACATGGTTCAGGAGTGGCAGAATAAACTGGGGGATAAGGAGACACCTATAGTTATCTGTTTTTCTGACAGGGTAAATAATTTTAGACGAAAAATTTTCCCAGATTATAAACAAAACCGGAAAGGTAACAAGAAGCCTCTGGGATATAATCATCTGGAGACATACCTCAAAAAGAACTACCATGCTCATACCATTCCACAACTGGAAGCTGATGATGTTCTAGGTATCCTTGCTACTGATGGTGCATTTAAAAGAAATATTATTATTTCTATCGACAAGGATATGCTGACAATACCATGTGAGTATTACAATATGGATTCAGAAGTTACTGAAGTAATTGATGAGGAAACCGCTGATCATATGTTTTTCTTTCAGACTTTAGTGGGAGATTCTGTAGATAACTACAAGGGGTGTCCAGGAATAGGTCCGAAGAAAGCTACGGAACTCCTTCTATCTAAAGGGGTTAAGTGGCAGACGATTATAGATGCTTACGACAAGGCAGGGTTGAGTGAAGATCACGCACTGGTACAGGCAAGGGTGGCAAGGATACTTAGACACAATGACTATGACTATGAGAAACAGGAGGTAAAACTATGGCAGCCGTCAAGGAACTGAATGATTCCTTTGTTAACGATGCGTGGAGTGGAGGTAGCACCGGTATCAGACCTCCACACTACACCAAGTATAAGATAGAACCCTACACATTCTTTATGGAGAACAAGTTAGACATGATGACGGCATCCGTTATTAAATATACTATGAGACACGCTGATAAGAACGGAAAAGAGGATCTTAATAAAGCAATTAAATGTTTAGAAATGATGAAGGAGTATTATTACAATGAAAAAAGTTAAAGAGTTCCATAAGAAAATGGATCTAGCTATCAGTCAACCCTTTAGCAAGGAACTCTTAGAGTTTAGAATGAGGTTGATATTTGAAGAGGTCCAAGAGCTGGCTGATGCTGGCTTACGCTTGGAGGGAGACTTAGATCAAGGGGAAATCTATGTGATGCTGCAGGATTTCTTAAAGGAGCTGTGTGATGTGGTGTATGTTATCAAGGGAACTGCTGTTTCTTTTGGAATGGATTTTGACACAGCTTTCGACTTGGTACATAAAGCTAACATGAGTAAACTCCCGCTCACCAAGGATGAAAAAGGTAAGGTACTGAAAGGGAAAAACTATCAACTTCCTGACTTGGAGGGAGGTGTATGAACAAACCTTCTGTTAGGGCTCAAGTAATTACAAGACGTACTTACAGTAGACCTTTGGATGACAAGGATGAGGTTTATGAAACTTGGGAACAAACTATAGATAGGGTCATCGAACATCAGAAGTGGTTGTGGGGTAGAGCCTCTGGTCTTAATCCAGATTCTACTGGTAATCCTAATATGATTACTGAGTTGGCAGAGCTACGCCAGCTCCTGTTAGAGCGTAGGGTTATGGTATCAGGCAGGACTTTGTGGTTAGGAGGGACTGA